TGGAATACACAAAGCCCTACTGGCAGTACCTAGTGCCTAGTTTCGGCAAGAAGTCTTTAGAACAGCTTGAAACTTGTCATGAAAATCTAAGGAAGGTATTCAATGAAGTTATCAAGACGGTGGATTGCTCTGTACTTGAGGGTACTAGGGGTCAAGTTGAGCAAGACAAGGCTTATGAAGAGGGTAGGAGCAAGGCTAAATATCCCCATGGACGTCATAATAGACTTCCCTCTAACGCTGTTGATTGTGTTCCTTATCCTGTTGATTGGAGCGATAGGGAAAGGTTTACATTATTTGCTGGCTTCGTGTTAGGAATAGCAAAGAGTATGGGTATCAATCTTAGGTGGGGTGGAGACTGGAATCAGAACTGGGAAGTTAATGATAATAAGTTTGATGACTTTCCGCACTTTGAGTTGAAGTAGTCTCTGATATTTAGTTAATGGCTCATACATCTGTTCGTAAGGGTAGGATTGGGGAACTATTAGTTATAAGTAATTTATTAGATAAGGGATATGATGTTTATACTCCAGCTATAGATGATAATGGTGTTGACCTTTTGGTGTGTAATAACGGAGATTTCAGAAAAGTACAGGTAAAAACACATGAAAGTCCAATTAAGAAAAGATTGTGTAGAATTCAGACATCTATAGAGGTAAATACCAGAAGATGCTATAATGTTGATGTCATTGCAATACCTGTAAAGCCTAAGAATTGTATTTGCTATGTTAAGGCTTCTCAGGCTAAAAGAGCTTTTACTATAGCATATTTGCCTAGTAAAAATTGTCAAAAGAAGAATAGAAATTGGTATGAGGATTATTTAGAGTTCCCTTGGGATTAGTATGTTTACAGTAAGCATAAAGCACAGAGGTGATGAAAATGCAACTGATTATAAGGTTTTCAAGCAGAAAGAGATGGATAATCAGGGAAAGCCTTATGTTTACTGGAAAGAAGCTAAAGAAGGGGATTATGCTTTATCAGATGATGGTTTCTGTGCGAAAGTTATTAAAAGGACTAAATATCCAAATGATAGAGGTTCTCATACTATTTATCTTAGGGTTCCTTGGGGCTATATAATGTGGAACCCAAAGTATCCTACCAAGAAATTCAAGGTAGCAGGAAGGTTGACCCCGCATACTTTTAAGGGGCAACCATTATTTCAGGGTTTTAAGAAGCGTGAGAAGTTTAAGAACCTTGCTATGTGTTATGCACAGACAATGGACAAAGATTTAGCCATTGACCTTTCTATGGGCTCTATTACTGATAAGGAGCACCTAACTTGGAAAAGAAGAATGAAAACGGAGGTATTTAGAGACATGGTAAGAGAAGAACTTCAAAAGCTGTTGAATGAACATGGCTACACAGCTGATTTCACTATGGAGCTTCTTGGCGAGTCAATAGACCTTGCTAAGGGTAAAAAAGATATATCAAACCTTATGCGTGCTGTAGAGAACCTTCAGGATATGCATGGCATGAAAGATAAGGCTCTTGTAAAGACGACCACTCAGCTTGAGGCTGTTTCTACTAAGAGGATGCTTGAAGAGTTAAATGAGGAAGAAAAGAAATTAAAGGCTACACAGGTAGTAGAGAGTGTTACAGACTCCGATAGTTAATGATTACGAGGAGCATTACGAAAAGCTCCAAGCATTAAGGAAGTTAAAGAATAATATGGGCTTGTTTGGCAGGTATTGTTTTCCTACAGCAGCAAAGCGTACGACACCTCCATTCCATGGAGAAATTTATAGCCATATAGCAGATGATACTGTTTCTAGAGTTTTAATAGCTGCACCTAGGGGTACTGCTAAGTCTACTGTTGTTTCTTTGTTTTTACCTTTACATAGGGCAGCTTTTAAGAAAGATGATGAAGACCTCTTTATTGTTATTATTTCTGAATCACAGACACAGAGTGTAAACTTCCTTTCAAGGATTAAGTATCATCTTGACCATTCTGAAAAGTTTAGGGAGGTATTTGGGGATTTTAGTGCAAGGACAGCTAAGAGATGGACGAATTCTGATATTATACTTGCTAATGGTACTAGGATAGTAGCTGTTGGTACCGGTCAAAGGGTAAGGGGCTTTATTGAGGGAGATACTCGGCCTAATCTTGTTATAGTTGATGATTTTGAATCAGAACTTAATGCTTATACTCCAGAGGGTCGTACCAAGAATAGGAAGTGGATGACCGAGGCTGTTATACCTTCTTTGTCTGATGAGGGTAGGATAATCATGATTGGAACGGTTATCTCTGAAGATTGTTTTCTTTGTTGGGCAAAGGAGTCATCAGCTTGGGTTACCTTGTGGTATAGTATATGGGATGATGAGGAGAAGAGTATCTGGCCTCAAAGGTTTCCCAGAGAAAGAATTCTGCAGATAAAGAAGGAGTTTGAGAGTGTAGGCAATATGAATGGGTTTTATCAGGAATATATGAATATAGCACAATCTCCTGATAATGCTCCTTTTAAGCCAGAGTATGTACAGTTGCATCATTATGATTTCGAAAGAAGAAATGGACAGCCATGTTTAGTTAAAAAGACAGGAGAAGGAGAAGATGTTAAGCCTATTGAAGTCTATTGTGGAATTGACCCTGCTAGCAGTCTTGCTGCTCGTGCGGATTTCTTTGTTATTGCTACCGTTGGTGTTGATGGTGACAATAATAAGTATATTCTCGATATTTATCGTACTCGGCTCGACCCTGCTGAACAGCCTGATGTCATTATTAAAACCTTCAAGAAGTTTAAGCCTCGAAGGATGAAGATTGAGACCGTTGCTTATCAGGAGGCTTTAAGAAGTGCAGTTCGTAAACAAATGCTGGAACAAAACTTGTACATCCCCGGTTTAGAAAAGGGTGTTAAACCCCGAACGCGTAAGAGCGAAAGATTGATTAGTCTTGTTCCAATGCTAGCTAAGAAGGAATTTTATTTCAGACCTCAGGACATAACTGCACAGCAGGAGTTTTTGAGTTATCCTCGCGGAAAGCATGATGACATTATGGATGCTATATGGATTGCACTTGATAAGGCTATTCCATGCAAAAGAACTTTAGTTGATGGCACCAAAGATGATAAGCCTAAGAAATTTCTTGATTGGCTAACGATGTAGGTCTTATATTAACTTAGAGTTATATTTGGAATTAAGTGGCATATAAAGGAAAATCAGGTAAGAAGTTAGTGGAGGAGACAGTCGACCTCTGGAAGACCTATTCTAATAACAGGGAAACTTGGGCTACACAGGCTCAGGAGGATAAGGAGTTTAGACTTGGGCGTCAGTGGACAAGGGAACAGAGAGAGACTTTAGAGGCAAGAGGTCAGGCACCTCTTGTTGTTAATAGGATTCATCCTGCTGTAGAGTCTGCTAAGGCTATGCTAACTGCTAATAAGCCTTCATTTAGGGTATCACCAAGAGAAGATAGTGACAATAAGGTTTCTCAGGCCATAAATGGTCTCTTGGAGTATATGTGGCAGATATCTGATGGTGACCGTGTTTTAAGAAATGCTGTTGATGATTACTATGTTACTGGTATGGGAGCTATCCAGATTTATATTGACCCCATGATGGATATGGGTAAAGGTGAGGTCTGTGTTCATGATGTAGACCCCTTGGATATTTATATAGACCCAAATTCTAGGGATAGATTTTGTAGTGATGCTGAGAATATTATAGTATCCAGACTATTTACAAAGGACCAAGCTAAGCAGCTTTATCCAATGTATGAGAAGGCTATAAAGAATGCTTCTACAGAAAATTTTCAGTCAGATAGGCCTACTACTACAAGACAGGATGATGGCGAGATGTTTTTTCCTGAAGAAACTGAGACTCAGACGACCACAACTTTTGCTCAGAATGATGAGTATATACGTGGTTATGAGAGATATACAAAGATTGTAATGGATATGTACAGGGTCTATCATGCTTGGAGTGGCGAAGAAAAGCTTATTTATGAGGAAGAGTGGGAAGAGTATCTTTCTACCAAGGTATGGACAATAAATGGTCAGATAATTGAGGATGCTGATGCTGCTGCAAATATTGCTCAGCAAATAATGAATCAGTATGCTCAGTTAAAGCAACAGGCTCTCGCACAGGAGCAGGATACCCCTGAACCTCCCAAGCTTGAAGAATTAACATTTATGGATTTACTTGAAGGGGGTCAGATAGAATCTGTTACTGCTCCTACTAAGAGAGTAAAAATGTGCGTAATAATGGGGGATAAGATTCTTTATGAAAGGTTACTTCCTATAGAGGATTATCCCATAGTATTCTTTATGAATATGCATACAAGAACACCTTATCCTATGAGTGATGTCAGGATGGTTAAGGGTCTTCAGGAATATATAAATAAGATTAGGTCTTTGATTATTGCTCATGCTACGACTAGTACAAATACAAAAGTTTTAATACCATCCGGCTCTATTGATATGGAGGATTTTGAGAACAAATGGGCTCAGCCGGGTGTAGCTATAGAGGTAGATTTTGACCAAGGGCAACCTGTGACAGTTCAACCGTCTCCTCTACCCAACGAACTCTACTCCAACGAACAGACCGCGAAGAACGACATAGACCACCAACTTGGTCTATATGAACTCATGATGGGAAACTCGCAGGTTGCCCCAAGTACTTATAAAGCTACTGTTAGTATAGATGAGTTTGGTCAGAGGAAAATGAAGAGTAAGCTTGCTGATATAGAAGTTGGTCTTCGTAGGATAGGACAGATAGCTATTCCGATGATGCAGCAACTTTATACTGAAGAGAAGGTTATTCGTTTACTTAAGCCTAATAATTCTATGAGTGAATACGTAGTTAATAAGAGGCTTTATGATGATAAGGGTGAGATGGCTGGTGTCGTGAATAGACTTGATATTGGTAAATACGATGTCATAGTCGTTACCGGCTCTACTCTTCCAACAAATAGATATGCTCAATTAGAGCTTTATATGGATGCTTATAAGAATGGCATTATTGATAAGCAGGAAGTACTGAAGAAGACTGAGGTGTTTGACATGGAGGGAGTTCTTAAGAGGACAGATATTATAGGACAGCTTCAGAGTCAGTTAAAGCAGGCACAGGAAAGTATTAAGAAGCTTCAGGGAGATTTACAAACCCGCGAAAGAGAAGCTTATCATGCCAAGCAAAAGGCAGAATTAGAAAAATTTAAGTCAACTCTCGATGGAACCTCTACCAAGGCGAAAGCTGCAGGAACCATTTTTGAAAAGAGGCTTGATGACGCAATGGGTCAGATTAAGAAGGAAGTCAGGGAGGCTTCCCAAAAAGAAAGTAAAAAAAGCTTACCCCCTAAGACCTAACGGGAGCAGCTAGGAGAAAATAAAGTGACTGAACAACTAAATCAAATAGATACTCCTGAGATAGAACAGCCTCGCGATGAGCAGGGTCAGTTCGTTTCTAGGGACTCTGTTGTAGACGATGTCATATTCGGGTCTCAACCACCCGAAGCACTGGAAACATTTCCAGTAGGAGAGGAAACCTTGGCCCCTCAAGGAGGGCACCCCCGGATTCAAGAATCATCTGTAACCCCTCAACCTGAGGATGTTAATGCTAGCGGTAACGATGAAGTTCGTTATCAATACTGGCAGTCTCAAGCGGATAAGACAAATAACGAGCTCGAGCAAATGAAGCAAACCAATCAGCTGCTTCAGAATCAGATTAATGTTATATCGTCTAATCAGCAACCTCAGCAACAGGCACAGGAAGAGAGCGTTGAATTTCCTCCTCCACCAGAGAGGCCCAGAAAGCCTGCTGGTTACAATCGTGAAGAAGCTTACTCAGACCCTTCAAGTCAGAGTGCTCAGTATCAGGATACTATCGAAAATTGGCGAGATGACATGGACGAGTATAATCGTTTACATGCTGAATATAATCGTGAACTCGCTACAGCTGATAGAATGCAGGTACGGGAAGAGATGGAGCAACAACAAAGGGTACGAGAAGCTCAACAACAGGAGTTTAGACAGATGCAAACGATGAAGTCAGATATTATGCAAAAATACAGTGTCGAAGATTCTGTAGCAACTGACTTTATCCAGAGGATGTCTGACCCCGGCTCAATCACGGTTGAGAATCTGTGGAAACTATATCAAATGGAAAATAACACGAATGTGCCTATTGCACCGGCTAATCCTAGCCCTACTTTTAGACAGACGGCAAGAGCACAACAGGCAACAACTCCAATGGGTGTAGTCACAGGACAAAGTCAGCAGACTACAGGGTCTGTAGAAGACAGAATAATGGATTCAATGGTTACTGAATATAAATCAAAGAATCCGTTTTAACCCCCGTTTGTATGGGGCACCTACCCGGAAGGCGTAAAGCAGTTGATGGGATTGGGTGTAATTAAAGAGAGGTTACTATAATGGCAACAGTATATAGTAACGTTGCGTCCGCTACTGGTAGCGGAACTGCTTCTTTAGATAATACACGGAGAGTCTTTAATTTTGGTGACAGAGTCGCGGAGTTAGCTCCACAGCAATCTCCATTCTTTGTCTATCTTAGTAAAGTTTCTAAGAAACCAACTAATGACCCCGTGTTCAAGTTCTTAGAGCAGCGACACCAGTGGCAAAGGCGTAATTTTGAAGTATTAGCAGCTTGGGATTCTGGAGCGGAAGTTGCAGGAGTAGCTTGTGATGCAAGTGCCGATTTACAAATAACTTGCAAATTTGATATTTATGGGAAAATAACTTCCACAAATACTCATTGTAAGTTTGTAGTTCCGGGTTCTGTGTTAGCAATTCAAGCTGATGATGGTACAGTGTATAGTTTCAGAATAAATGAAGACGCTACGGTGGAAGAGTCTGCTTCAATTACTGCTGGACATTACATTAATCATGACAGTAATGAAACTGGTAAAACAGAAATTGCCTCAGAATCACTGACCGCTTTGCAAACTGTACCTGCTGGTGCAGCATTTGCTGCTGGAAATAAGGGTCAAGTAATTGGCTCTGCATGGACAGAAGGTTCAGATAGTCCTGAAGGTTGGGAAGATAAGTTGTATGACAGGGAAGGATATTGTCAAATATTCAAAACTGGCATGAATATCTTTTCCGGAACATCTATGGCAACTGAGTATCGTGGAATCAAGAATGAGTACCAGAGAATATGGCAAGATAAACTCATGGAGCATAAGATGGATATTGAGCAGGCTATGTTGTTTAGTACTGGATTAACAACTGCAGCTCAAGAATCTACAGCTGGCACTCAATTTGCTAGAAGCTCTTGGGGAATTCTTCCTTATACTGAATCTTATGGAAAGTTATATAACATGAGTTATGCTTCGTCTGGGTACGATGCTTTCTTGGATGCAATGGAAGATTACTTTGCTCCGGAAAGTGGAAATTCAGGGAATAAGCTTGTCTTAGCTTCCAGAAAGGTAATTACTTATCTGAATAAGCTAGGTTCTGGTTCTTTCTTGAATAATTCAGTTGGTGCTGACCAGTATCGACTCGATGTAACTAGTATCCCCGGTAACTTTGGGCATACAGTAACTAAGGTGAATACCATTTTTGGTAATTTGCATTTCGTTGCTGAACCTTTACTCCGTGGACCATGGGAAGATTACTGTGTAGCAGTTGATATGGCTAATGTAGCATATCGTCCGCTTGCTGGTAATGGAATGAGTCGTGATACTTTCATTGAAACTAATGTGCAGTCACCGGGCGTTGATGGACGTCAAGACCAAATCATAACTGAGGCAGGTCTTGAGATTAGTCTACCAGAAACCCATGCTCTGCTTAAATTCGGTTAAGGAGGTATAGAAATGGCTTTCACTAAAACAAGCGCAAATGGAAAAACTGTGTATCAAGAAGCATATACTTTACCATCAAGTGCAACATTAGAGTATAGTAGCGAAATTGACTTTTTTAGCTTTGACTCTAGTTTAGCAAATAAAAAAGTAGCTGTTATCTTAAATGCTAGCGCTGTGTCTGGTTCTAATTTAGACATATCGTTATATGGGACTTGGGAAGCAGGTGGTTCGAAGGTTACATTAGTAAGTGATACATTGGTTACTGATATTGCTGCAACAGGTAATAATGTAGATATATTAGACTTAAATGCGTATCCAATGCCTTATTATTACATAGGGTGGACTTCGGATGCTGATGAGAGTGCTAATACTATTACCTTAACTTGTATTGTTGATGAAGACAATGTAAGTATGGTAAGTGGCGACTTTGGCGGAATAGGAGCTGACCCATCATAAATCTTAAGTTGACGAGGTAATAGCGTCATATACAGATTAAGGCTTAGGGAGGCTCGATACCTCCCTGAGCCACTATGAGCAAGAAAAAGAAAATGAGTTTAATTTAATGTCATTTTTTAAAATTACATTTAAGGAATTAGTAGAAAACTTTGTAGGTGACTTAGATGGGGTGTCTTGGCTTCCCATAGCTGAGCAGGGAGCTAGAGAAGTGATTGATATATTACCACCAATATATCTTATGAGGTATGCTCCTAATCCAGTGGATTTATATACAGGTGGGAAGGCTGATTGGTATTGGAGTCCGCAGGATGTTACATATAGTCATAGTAATGAAGTTGGAGGTCCTCAATCTAAGCGAATATTGAAGGTCTTAAGGCATGATGGTACTCAGTGGAGGGAGTGTAATGAATTAGATTTCCTTCTTTTTAGCCAAGCTAGTAATACAAATAGTTTGTATTTTGCTACAAATACTTCTCCGGTTTGGACTTTAGATACAGATGCTGGTTATACTAAGCTAAGGGTATTACCTGCCATTACTGGCTCTGTAGACGCAGTAAACTCCGGAAAAGTAATTTTTGTTCCCTATCCTGAAATGATTACCGTTGAGGACCAAGCAGCAGAGCCCTCTAATGGGATTTATGTTGATACTCAATTTCAGTCTGCTCATTTTATATTTGAAGACCTTGGATTTTCAAAGGATACTGTAAATGTAATGGCTTTGAAAGCTGGTATTTACATAACTCAAAAACTTATTAGTGATGCTGTGCAGGATGATGAGGATAATGAATTGCTTGCAATGTTAAATGTTCAACAAACTTCACTGAATGCTCAGTATGAAATGGATATGAAAAGATTAATGGGAGCTGCAGGATGACACAATTAGAAATGCATGAGCTTGTTGAACAGCATCATCCTCATCTTGGTGAAAAAGAAATTAGAAAGTTACTTGATAGAGCATTAGCTGATTTTGCTGCTAAGACTGAGGTACTTGAGACTAGTTTTACTACAGAAACCATTGCAGACCAGAGATATTATTCCTTGCCTAAGGAAATCTTAAAAATTAAAAGTGTATGGCTTAATGATACTATTATACCTCAACTTCTTGGTAAACCGGTAATTGATGATGATACTTCGGAGACAAGTTAATGGCTAAACAAAGATATTGGTACATTGATAAGCATAAGATTGGTATTGTAGAGAAGAATACTAATGCTGTAACAAAAGAGAATCTTACTTCAAGTTATAGTTCTGTAAGCGAGGTAAAGGATTTAAGGGTCTATGCTATCTCAAGACCTGATGCATTATACTCAAGTACTTCTGATGATGCAAATTATTTAACAGTTACAACTGACCCTGCGCTTTCAGAAATACCTGAACAGTTTCATGAACTTATTGTAAATAAGGTTGTAGCTAATGGCTATAAAGACCCTAGAAATTTAAATATTGAATTAGCTCAATTCTTTGAAGCTGAGTATCTTAAGGGATTGCGCGAGGCAAAGAAATTTTCAAAATCTAGATATAGGAAAGGCGGATACATTAAAGCCTATGATTACTAATGACTACTTGGGTTACTGAAAGAACAGACAATACTGTTAATAGTGGTTCAACTACGGTTGGGTCACTTTCTACTGGACTACTTGATGTGGATAATATTCGTATAGATGGGAACACTATTAGCTCTACTGATACTGATGGTGATATAACTTTAACTCCTAATGGAGATGGCAATGTCGGTATTGGTACTACTTCTCCATCATCATTGTTACATGTTAAAGCGGATGGTACGTCTGTATCTACAGCGATGGTTAAAATTGAAAATCCCACTGTCAATGCATACCCAATGATAAAAATGAAAAACGATGAATATGAGTGGCATATTATTGCTCCACATGGTTATTCATCGGATAAATTTTCAATTTACGATGCTGGTCATGAAACTCCAGCACATAGGTTAGTTATTGACAAAAATGGCAATGTAGGTATTGGTAATGTTTCTCCAACTTCATTATTATACCTTGAAGAGGATTTATCTGCTCTTGCGACTAGTAATTTCACTGAAGCAGAATCGCATC